AATGGTTGGTGGCGTAAATGCGCACTCTGGGCTTACGGCTGAATATTTAGTAAATGGAAATTCTAATCCTACCCCCACTCAGGGGCAGGCCCATCTTGAACAAAACAAATTTAACAGCTTTTTCATGCGTAACTACAATCCTGCCACCACATGGACCTTTTTCCAGTATCCCACTGCCGGCTACAACCAAACAATACAGCTAAGAGCTATCGCCATGTGGGATGTTTCGCTGACTGACGCAGAAATGGAAACCGCACATAATTCATATCCGCAGATGGCGACTTGGGATGGTTAAATGCTAGGTTTTGCCCCAATATCAGCCGCCACGCTTGGCGGGTCAGGCGTTGCGCGACCAATTGTAAATCAAGTCTTATCGGGCGTTGCGGCGACAGTTTCTCTTGGGGCGATATCGGCAAAAGCTGACGCAAAAATATCTGAAATTGCAATTAGAAAACCAAATACAACATTTTTCTATGACCCGAACAACGACGGCGTTGGCGAGTTTCGGAACAACGAGCACCCCAGAATATTTTTTGAAAACTATAATATTCTTGGATTTGACCCAAATTTAGAGCAGAGCACAAATTCAATTGAGCCAACTTGGAACGGCACATATCCGCACGCTGAAAAATTTGGGATAACGGCCACAATTACAGATGGGCCTATTACCTACCAAGGCGCTTTTGCGCCGCTCACAAACGGCGATTATACATTTCCGGCAACGGTCAATGACGCCGGTCTTGCGCAATATCAACAGCCGCCGCATTTGCGGCACTTGCCTGAAACGATAACAAACGGTGCGACAACAATATCATCGCTTGCTGACCCGCTGGTTGCAACTTTAACATTCCCGGCGACTGATCCCAACTTATTCAGCGTAATCGTTGGGCAAGTCCAAACGGTTAATACGTTTGACCCAACAGACAGCGACACATTTTTTGACAGCTTAATAAACGCCTCGGTGGGCAATATTACATTGCCCGGCGAGAACAAATCGCGTGAGCTGTTCCACCGTTCACCGAGCAAGGGCCTTGAAATCGGGTCCGTATCGGTCGGCACATTTGGCACTGACAACACTAGCCTAACAAATGGTGCGGCGTGGGTTTTGTACGGCCTCAAACTGCAGCCACAAACCACCGCAACGCACAATGCTGACGGCACGCCGGTGTCTCAAGAGCACACGCTTTTAGTGACTGCATCAATTGGCTCAGTTCAAGCAAACGTTGGGTTTACCCCAGCCTCTTTTGGCATTGCTGCGGCCTTGGGCAGCACGCAGGCAAACGTTGCGCAGCCTTTGATCGGCTTTCAGATCGGCACGATGCTAACGCCAGATCCGCCTTGGTACTTAAACCCGTCTCGCGTCCAATTGGTGGCGCGGGCCAACCAATCGGCTGATAGCGCAGTTTACCCGTATTTGCCCGGCCCGTTTGACACCGGCCCATTGCAGAACGAATTTAACATTTCAATATCACTAGGCACATTGGCCGGCCCAATCGGCGTTGACGTGCCTGTGGTGGGCGTGTCCGCTACTGTTTCGTTGGGCGACGAAATCTCAACACGCTCGGACAATACTTTGCTCGCGCCGACCTTGCTGGCAACAATTTCAACCGGGCTGGCCGACGTTAAAATCAACGTTGCTGAAATTATATCAGACTCCCTTGGCTCAACAATTACGCTTGGAGTAACAAGCCAATCCGCCACATCAAACGCGGTGGCGACAACTTTGGCGGCAACGTTAAGCACGCGCGCTCCTACCGCCAGCGGTGATGCGAACACGGGCGTAACTTCAGGCGTTTCTGCGACGCTTTCGCTTGGCATCATTACGTTAATTATCACTCGTTACACGTCAATCAGCGCGAGCCTGGATGTGACGCAAACAATTGTCGCTAGGAATTTCATTGACGCTGGCGCGTCGCCGCAGGTCGCGGTTTCGGCCGAAACGCTGGCCGGGTTTTTCCGCGACGGCCAAGCTGCCACGACTGCGTCGTGCGCAGCCACGGCCACCGGCAGGTTGCTTTGGGAACCTGTTGCCGCCGATGGGGCTGACCCGTGGGCAGCGGTTGCCGTGTCTGACGCTGACATCTGGACCCCGCAGTCCGGCGGCAATGTTGAGACGCCGGCGGACATATGGCAAACTGCCGCATAAATCTGAGGTAAAAAAATGGCCGATACGAACACAACGAATTACAGCTTGGTTAAGCCAGAGGTCGGAGCGTCAGAAAATAGTTGGGGCACCAAAATCAACGCTGGGCTAGACAGCATTGACTCAATCCTGGGCGGCGGCACAGCCGTCACCGGCATAGACATAAATTCGGGCACAATCGACGGCGCGGTCATTGGCGGGGCAACGCCTGCGGCAATGACTGGCACCACGCTGACAGGCTCAACTAGCCTGACCTCGCCGCTCATCCAAACAGAGGCAATCAGTTTTTCTGACGGGGATGCGGCAATGACCATTGCCGACGGCGGGATTGTCACGTTTAGCTCTGAGCCGCTACTACCAAGCGGTGCGCTGACCTTGACCACGCTGACGCTGGGCGGCACGCAGATTTTATCAACTGGTGCAGAAATTAACCAACTAAACGCAATTACGCGCGGGTCGATTATTTACGGGGATGCAAGCGGCGCAACCGCGCGACTAGCGGCTGGGGGGGCTGACACCGTTCTAACTTCTGACGGCACAGATTTGAGTTGGACTGCACCCGCTGCCGGCGGTGCTTATAATCTACTGCAGACAGTAACGGCTAACAATGACGCGACTGTTTCGATAGGTGATTCAAGTTTGATAACAACTGCTTATTCAGTATATGAGATACACGTAATAGGTTTAATACCAGCAAACGATACTCAAACATTAAGAGGCAGAGTGGAGATTGGCGGAAGCATTATGACAACGCACGGCTATTATGACTCTTTTGCATTTAACACTCACAGCGGCTCAACAACAGGATCGGGCGTGTCTAGCGGAAGTGGTGTGTCATATTTCAATATTGTTCAAAATATGGAGAATGCGTCGAGCGGAGCAGTAAATTTTGTTTTGCGGTTTTATAACCCAACTTCCACAACCCTAACAAAAACTTGGGACTATTTTGGGAGCGCAAAAGACACTGACCTAACTAGGATAAGATTCATAAGTGGCGGTGCGGGATATACTAATGGAACAGCAGCGTTGTCAGGTTTTAATTTCTTTGCCCAAAACGGAAATATAACGTCGGGTGTCTTTAAATTATATGGAATTACATAGGGAGACTGACATGCCACGATTTCACAATAAAAACGGTGTGCGTGTTCAATTCACAGTAGACGAGGAAATAGCTCGTGATGCTGAAGAACAAGCATGGGAAGACGGTGCAAATGACAGGAATGCCGCTAAAGTTCGTAAGGAGCGGGATGCCAAATTAGCTGCATGTGATTGGCGCGCGTCAAGCGATGTAGCCCTGTCAAGCCAGTGGCGCACCTATCGGCAAGCATTGCGCGACGTGCCGGAACAATTGCCGGGCGAGGTTACATGGCCAACACCGCCTGAATAGCGTGACTTTTGGCATTCACTACAACATGTGGTAATATTTTCACGTCTGTAACAACATGTTGTGCCTATGGCTTTAATTGACATTAAAATACCGCCGGGCGTTTACCGCAACGGTACAGATTTGCAGAGCGTGGGCCGTTGGCGTGACGCCAATTTGGTGCGTTGGGTGGATGGAACTATTCGCCCAATTGGCGGGTGGCGCATCCGAGCCACCACCGCTGCCGCCGCTAAAGTGCGCGGCATGATAGCGTGGTCGGACAATAGTTTGGACAGACGAATTGCCCTTGGAACATATAATAAATTATACGCCTATAACACGCTTGGCACCCAATCAGATATTACACCAGCCGGGCTTGTCGCTGGCCGTGAAGATGGGGCGGCACAAACCGGCTATGGCGGCGGGTTATATGGTCAAGAATTTTACGGCACGCCGCGATTGGAATCAACGCGCATTGAGCCGGCCACAAGCTGGGCGCTGCAACCTTGGGGTGAATACTTGGTTGCGTGCAATCGTGATGACGGCAAAATATATGAATGGCAATTGAACGGCTCGGTGCCGGCGGCTGTGTTAAGCAACGCTCCAACAAATAATCAAAGCATTGTAGTCACGCAGGAACGTTTCTTGCTGGCGCTGGGTGCAGACGGGAATAGCCGCAAAATTTCTTGGTGCGATAGGGAAAACAACACAGTTTGGGCACCAAGCGCCACGAACGAAGCGGGCGACATAACGCTAGAGACAACCGGCAAAATTATGGCCGGCGTGCGAACGCAAAACCAAACGATAATTTTAACCAGCACAGACGCACACAGCGTAACTTATCAAGGTCCGCCCTATGTTTTCAGCATTGACCGAGTTGGGCAATCTTGCGGATTGGCCGCGCATTTGGCTTACGCCAGCGTTGATGCTGGCGTTTTCTGGATGGGCTTAAATTCTTTTTACGCGTTTAACGGGAACAACGTGCAAGAGCTGCCTTGTGATGTTTCGGATTATGTATTTTCCGACATCAACCGCGCCCAAATTGGCAAAACATTTGCCATGCCGCTGCAGGGCTACGGCGAAATATTTTGGTTTTACCCCTCCGAGGCTAGCACCGAAAATGACAGATACGTCGTGTACAATTTTGTTGAGAATACTTGGTACATTGGCGAGCTTGCCCGCACTGCCGGCGCGGACGCCGGAGCTTTTGCCTTGCCACTTATGTGCGATCCTGCGGATAAAAAAATATACGAGCATGAGGTGAGTTTTGCGTATAGCGGCCTGACGCCATTTGCCGAAACTGGGCCGATTATGCTGGGCAACGGAGAGAATGTGGCCAGCGTTACCGAAATGCTGCCCGACGAAAAAACGCAAG